TGGTCCGGGGCCTCAAACACATACTTGACCGCATATTTTTACATCAACCCGACGATTGTTGCGGTTGCGATTGTTGGCGGCAGCGCGTACTACGGTTCGAAGTGCGGTTTCTACGTGAACCTGTACGGTTCCGTTTCGTATGCGAACTGGAACATCGCGCCGGGCCTTTCTTGCAAAATGCCTTTAGCGGCATAGCCGCAAGGGGGATCGGGGGATTTCTCCCCCGCATAGCTTAAAGGAAGAAACAAAAGTAAATATATAAGGGGATAACTTGCGCGCGGTTGCGATTGTTGGCGGCAACGCGAACAACGGTTCGAAATGCGGTTTCTACGTGAACCTGAACAATTCCGTTTCGAATGCGAACTGGAACATCGCGCCGGGCATTTCTTATTAAATCATGGGACATTAACCAAATGCGCGAGTTATTCCTACACCACAGCAGATTGAGATATCTGTAAAGTGAAAATAGAACCGATAAAGGCGCGGACTGGTAAACGCCGGGAATCCGGTAGTTGTATAGCGTGTTGAAGGCCCGCGAGGTAATAAGAAAGAATGATAACATTTAAAAACATAGATCAGAATTTATATGATCCAGAAGGGTTGAAAACTGATTTCAGAAAAACAGCGAAAGGAAAGAGCGGAAAAGAACAGGTTCGGAAGGTAAAGAGAAACCCGGAAAAATACGAAAAGGAACTGGAACGACAGCTTCGGACGAATACATTCACGAAGGCAAAGCACCAGACGGAAACGATCAACGAATATTCATGCAAGAAAACGCGGGAACTATTGAAACCGACGTATTTATACGAACAGCCCGCGCACCACGCGCTGATCCGGGCAATTATGCCCGCACTTATGCGCGGAATGTATGATTTGTCGTGCGGATCGATACCGGGGCGCGGTCCGCATTACGGAAAACGATTTGTTGAAAAGTGGATCAGGAACGATCCGAAAAACTGTAAATATGTATTAAAGTTCGATATCCGGCATTTCTTCCAGAGCATACCGCATAGAAGACTAAAGAAGGCACTGAAAAAGAAGATCCGGGACCGTGTAATTTTAAAGAAATTATTCGCCGTGATCGATTGCTGCAAACAGGGCGTACCGATCGGATTTTATACGTCGCAATGGTTCGGGAACTTTTATTTGACACCATTAGACCATTACATCAAAGAAAAACTTCACGTAAAGAAAATGATCCGGTATGCCGACGACGTGGTATGTTTCGGCAGAAACAAAAAGATATTGCACGAAGCACGAAGAAAGATCGAACAATTCCTGAACGAAGAACTGGGCTTGAAAATGAAACCGGACTGGCAGGTATTTAGATTTGAATATACCGGAAGGGACGGAAAGATTCACGGACGCGCCCTTGATTTTATGGGATTTGTATTTCATAGAAACAGAACAACAATCAGGAAAAGCATTTTGAACAGAATTCAAAAGAAAGTCAACAAAGTGAAAAGAAAAGGGAAAGTCACGTGGAAAGATGCAGCGTCTTTACTTTCAAGAATCGGATATTTTACGCATACCGATACATACAACTACTATCTGGATCATGTAAAACCTTATATCAAAGTTAAGGCATTGAAACAGTTAATCAGCAAACACACAAGAAGGGAGCGACTAAAAAATGGAATGGATCAAAAGAGAAGGAACACAAACAGAACGACCGGCGGATTTAGACATCACATCAAGCGCGACAACCGTATACCAGAGAAGAAACCAGAAACAGGAAGAAAGAGAGAATCAGGACGGAACAAAGGAACTGATCTGGACGTACGAAGAAATGGAAATGAGCCGGGAAGAATACGACAGAGGACAGGCAGAACTTGCGTCGCCGCTTGCACTGGCAATCATGCAGAGCAACACGGAGTTGATCGCAAAGAATGAGTTATTGCAGATTCAAGTCGAAATGTTACTGGACACATTAAGCAGCACCGACGAAACGGAAGGAGAATAAACAATGTATGAAAAATTGAAAAATCAGTACGAACAGGGATTCGTTACAAAAGACACACTGAAAACATGGGTTAAGATCAACACACTGAAACGCGGCCGCGGAATCACAAAGGCACAGTATAAAGAAATTACAGGGGAAACGTACACGGCATAAAAACAGGTCAGAAATGACCGGATAAAAGAAATAGAATCATAACAGAAAGGCGGGTGGAAGGAGTGAAAAAATGAATGAATGGAGCGTTATAGTTATGCTAATCACGCTAGGCGGCGGAATTATCGCGCTTGTACGTCCGATTGTGACACTGACAAAAGCGATCACAGAATTAACAGTTACCTGCAAGAATTTAGACGGACAGTTCGCAGCCATGCAGAATAAAAACACAGAGAGTCATAGAAGGATCTGGGAGCATAACGACGAACAGGACAAAATGTTAAACAACCACGAAGCGAGAATCAAGAGCATAGAGCGTGGAGAAAGGAGAAATACATATGAAAGTGAGTAAAGGCACTATCGCAAGAACCGCGATTCTGGTTTTAACCATGATTAACAGCGGACTTGCAATTTTCGGAAAAAGTCCGTTACCAATCAGCGACGAAACCGTGACACAGGTTGTATCGTTTGGATTTTCCACTGCAGCCGCACTGGTTGCATGGTGGAAGAACAACAGCTTCACAGTTCCCGCACTGAAAGCGGACGCAATGATGAAAGAAACGCGCGTATATGAGCGGAAAGGACGAAAATAATATGAGCATGAATGGAATTGACGTCAGCGGGTGGCAGGAAGGCATTGATCTTTCAAAAGTTCCCGCCGATTTCGTGATAATCAAAGCAACACAGGGAACAAGTTATGTAAATTCTGATTGCGACCGGGCATATCAGCAAGCGAAAGCCGCCGGCCGGTTACTGGGCGTATATCATTATTTTTCAGGCGGCGATCCGGCCAAAGAAGCAGAACATTTCGTAAACAACATTAAAGGGTATATCGGCGACGCTATTCTGGTTCTTGACTGGGAAGGGGAGCAGAACGCGAAGTTTTCTCAGGGGCCGGCAGTCGCAAAACCGTTTCTTGACAAAGTAAGAGATCTTACAGGCGTAAAGCCGTTGATCTATATGTCGAAAAGCGTATGCCGTCAACATGACTGGACGGTGGTAGCTGCCGATTATGGTTTATGGGTTGCACAGTACGCGAACAATAACGCGACAGGCTATCAGGTAAACCCATGGACGGACGCAAAGGGCTTCGGAGCATGGGGAACACCCGCAATCTTCCAGTATTCTTCCGCCGGCCGTTTATCCGGTTACAACGAAAATCTGGATATAAATATCGCATACATGGACGCGGAAGCATGGAAAGCCTACGCAAAAGGTACGCAGGCGATCCAGACACCGAAAGCAGACGCACCGAACGGATCAGTCCTTGATCTGGTTTACGGAGTTATGCTTGATAAATACGGTAAAAGAGACGCGAGAAAAATGGCGTTAGGTTCACGCTACAATGAGGTACAAAATGAAATCAACCATATCGCGACAGCATCAGCGGAAACACTGGCAGCAGAAACAAAGGCCGGCAGATACGGAAATGATCCGGTAAGAAAAACCGTTTTGGGTCCGCGATACGACGAAGTACAAAAGATTATCAACGGGCGAAGCACAGGAAGCGGATCTGGCGCAGTGTACTACACAGTAAAGAAAAACGACACCTTATCAGGAATCGCGGCGAAGTATGGCACTACATACCAGAAGATCGCACAACTTAGCGGAATCAGCAACCCGAACAAAATCTACGTCGGGCAGAAGATCCGTGTAAAATAATGCAACTTAACAACAAAATGTCTCATACCTTCTTAAAATAAAATATGTCACTGGGGAAAAGTCATGCGAAAGCATGGCTTTTTCTCATTGAAAAAAAGAACTGTATCAGATATAATATAAAATCGTATAAACATGAATAGAAAGAGGAAATCTAACCATGAATAAAAATAAATTATTTGAAGAAGAATTGATAAACGCGGTCAATCTGGAAGCAGCACCGCCGACCGAAGAACCAGAACGACAGTATTATTATATTGCGAAAGCCCGTAAATATGTAAAAGAATTATCCGAAAAACTAGGGCGTCCACTTTTCGCGCATGTCACAACCTTCGGTTGTCAGATGAACGCGGTTTCCGTGATGTAAAAAAGCCCATAAATAAAGCATTTTAAAATATCCCAACAATAGGAGAAATCCTAAAGTTGGGATATTTTTTATTTTTTGTATTCCATAATGTCGCCCGGTTGGCAGTCCAGAAAATCGCAGATTTTACAAAGCACGTCAGTTTTTACTGTTTCCCCTTTCGACAGCTTCGCAAGCGTCGGCGCGGAGATCACAGAAAGGAGATCCGTCTTTTTCATA